AGAGACTATAAAAAATCTAGATAGTATGCAAATAGACTATTGTATGCTTCAGTGTACTTGTGTTTATCCAACACCTTTAGCTAAACTTAATTTACAAAATATTAACTTTTATAGAAATGAGCTAGGGATTAAAAAAGTAGGCCTAAGTGATCATTCTAACCCACATGAAGATAAATTACTTTCTTCTAAATTAGCTATTTTTCAAGGTATTGATGCCCTTGAAAGACATTTCACAGTCCTTAATATAGATGAAACTAGGGACGGTAAAGTTTCTGTAACACCTAAAATGATGTCTGAAATAAAAAGATTTAGTAAGTTATCTAAAGTAGACCAATACCAGGAGATTAACAAGTTTAACGATTTACAGATATTTAACCATGATTATTATAGAGGAAGATTCTTATGAGTAGTATTAAATTAATTATTTTCGATTTAGACGGCGTTCTAATTGAAACTAAACACTTACATTTCAAAGCACTCAATCAAGCATTAGGAGAATATGCTTTTGATTGGGCTGAACATCTTGCTATATATGATGGTTTGACAACTAAGCAAAAATTAAAAGTTATATCCGAAAAGAAAGGTTTACCTGTCGAAAAACATAATGAAATATGGAGAAAGAAACAGCTTATTACTTTTGAAATGTTAAGAGATATTGAACCAGACGTTAGGTTACAGTCTATTATGTCTGAACTTTCTAAAGCAGGATATAAAATGGGACTCTGTACTAATTCTATACGTAAAACTGCTATAACTGTTTTAGCTAAATTAGGACTAGCAGAATATATGGACTTTATACTATCTGGAGAAGATGTACATAATCCAAAGCCTCATCCTGAAATATACTGGAAAGCAATATCTAAAATGAGCGTTTTGCCAGAAGAAACTTTAATAGTAGAAGATTCACCTTATGGGTTACTTGCAGCTTCTAGAAGTAAATCATATATCTTCAGAGTAAAGAACCCATCAGAAGTTAAAGTAAAGAATATTTTAAATAAAGTATCACAGATAGATATGGGTGAAAAACAATCAACACCGGCATGGAGAGACGATAATCTTAACGTACTTATTCCAATGGCAGGTGCTGGTAGTAGATTCGAACAAGCAGGGTATACGTTTCCTAAACCTTTGATAGACGTAAAAGGTAAGCCAATGATTCAGGTAGTAACTGAAAATTTAAATATCAAAGCTAACTATATATACGTTGTTCAAAAAAAACATAGAGAAAAATATAACTTAGATACCCTACTTAACCTTATTACTCCGAAATGTAAAATAGTCGAAGTAGACGGAGTAACAGAAGGAGCTGCCTGTACTGCATTATTAGCAAAAAAATATATAGATAATGATAACCCTTTATTCTTCGCTAACTCAGATCAATTTGTAGAGTGGGATTCAAACGAATTTTTATATAAAATGAATGAAACCGATGCTGATGGAGGTATCGTTACATTTAAAGCTACACATCCTAAATGGAGTTTTGCAAAAATTAATAAAGCAGGACTAGTAACTGAAGTTGCAGAAAAGAATCCTATATCTGATATTGCTACTGTAGGTTACTACTATTGGAAGAAAGGTTCTGATTTTGTAAAGTACGCAGAAGAAATGATTGAGAAAGATATTAGAGTTAATAGTGAGTTCTATGTTTGCCCTGTTTTTAATCAAGCAATTAAAGACAATAAACAAATACGCACTTTTGATATTCCTAAAATGTGGGGGTTAGGTACCCCTGAAGATCTCAGTTACTATTTAGAAAACATAAAATGATTTTAATATCACACAGAGGTAATATTAACGGTAAAGATAAAGAAAAAGAAAATAAACCGTCTTATATTGCTGAAGCTTTAAGTAGAGGTTACGATTGTGAAGTAGATTTTTGGTTTGTAGATAATAAGTTTGCTTTAGGACATGATAAACCTCAATATAGTATTCCGTTAGAATTTATAGAAAGTTACTATAGACATTTATGGATTCATTGTAAAAATCATAAAGCATTATCTAAACTTTTAGAAATAGATAGAGGAGGTATATATCTTAATTATTTTTGGCATGATAAAGACGATGTAGCTGTAACATCTAAAGGATATATGTGGGCTAATCCTGGTATTCATATAGAAAATAGTATAGCTGTATTACCTGAAATTAAAAACGATAATCTTGATAATAGATTAGGAGTCTGCAGCGATTATATTATAAATTATGAATAAAGCAGTTTTTATATCTGGATTTTTATATAACTTATCTGACAATATACTTCCATTTTTAGATAAAGATACTGATTTATTTGTACACTCATGGCAAACCGATGAAAATAAAAGGTGGATTAAAAAATTAGATAGATATAAAAAATACTGTAATGAAACTACTTTTATGTTTACTAAACCGGAACATAAAAGAAAAAGAATTTCATATTTACAGTCTACTTGGTATGCTACTAGTTTAATAAAAGATCCATACAAATATAAATCTATAGTTAAATTTAAACCAGATTTAGATACAGACATTATTAACTATAAAGAAGATATGGAGAATAGTTTTAGAAAAGCTTATTTACAAAGCCAACCTTTACTTAACGATGTTACTAAAGAAGAATGCGTTTACGGGTATATTCATTATAAATCAATAGATGAAAGAGTCTTTACTTGCTACCCTTATGTAATAGATAAGATGTTTCAAGATGACGGCACTAAAAGCTACCAACAAGGTTTTATGAAAGAAGCTGTACATTTAGATAAAAAGCTTCAATGGTGGGTCGCAAAAGAGTATGAAGGTAGTTTGCTTTGGAAAGAACTATTTGATTATTATAATATAGAGGTTATACAGGATATTAATTTAAAATTACCAAACAACAAACAATGGCAAAAAATAAAACAAAAAAACTAACCAAAGAAGAATTAAGCTCAGTTTTAAATATCAAAGAAAGACTAGTTTTAATTGATACTGAACTTTTAGATTTAGCTAAATTAGATCTATCTATAGAAAAGAGAAGAGCAGTGTTAAAATCATTTATTAGTAAAACTGATACACTAGATAAAGATATTGCTATAAGTCTCCAAGCTAAATATGGAGAAGGATATGTTAACACAGAAAAAGGACTATATATTACTACGTAATTTTGGAATATCGTAGTCTATTTATATAAGACGACGAATACTCTTTTGATAAGATGTGTTTCGATATTTACTTAATATTTATTAATAGACATAATTAAATTAAACCAAACATGGCAGAAACTATAATCTCCCCAGGTGTATTTACAAGAGAAAATGATATATCTTTTGTAACCCCCGCACCAACTGAAGTAGGAGCATGTATAATAGGACCAGCAGTTAAAGGACCGGTTGAAATACCTACTACTGTTACTTCTTATAATGAATATGTAAGAGTATTCGGAGATACATTTGAATCAGCTTCTACAAAACAAGAATTCTTAACTTCTATTGCCGCTAAAAATTACTTTTCTCAAGGAGGAAATAGTTTATTAGTAGCAAGAGTAGTAACCGGATCATTCTCAGCAGCTTCAAGTACTCATATATCAGCTTCAGCTCAAAGTAGTACTCAACCTTTTACTTTACAAACTATAGGAAAAGGAGACGTATATAATAACCATTCTGGGCACCTTACGGGTTCAATTTCTCAAAATAGCGATAGTTCATTAACTTTAGGTACTCAAGACAATTTGAGATGGGAGATCTCAAACGTTAGTAATGCTAAAGGAACATTTACATTATCAGTAAGAAGAGGAGATGACAATTTAAAAAGTAAGATTGTTTTAGAAACATTTAACAATCTTAGTTTAGATCCAAATTCACCAAACTATATAGAAAAGATAGTCGGTAACCAAGTTAAAGCAATAGCTGGAACTGCTGACCATATTACTACTACTGGTGAATATGTAAACAGATCAAGATACATTAGAGTAGCATCAGTTAATTTACCTACATTAAATTATATAGGTAATAACGGACTTATAAGATTAGGTTCTGCATCTGGTTCTTTACCAACTGCAGCATCTGGAGCATTTATGAGCGCTACAGGAAATATTGCTCATGGTGGAATGAAATTCTACGGAGATATAAATGCTAACTCACAAGGTTTAGGAACTGCAAATTACAGTAGTGTACTTACACTTCTTAATAATGCTGACGATTTTAAATTTAATGTTATTTCAGCACCAGGTATATTAGATAACCATCACGGTGCAACAGTAGATGGATTAATAGACTTAGCTGAAACTAGAGGAGACTGTATAGCAGTAGTAGACTTATATGCTTACGGAGCAACAGTATCTAATGTAACAGGTCAAGCTGATACATTAAATAGCTCTTATGCAGCAGCTTACTGGCCTTGGTTACAAACTGACTCAGCTACAGGTAAAAACGTATTTGCACCAGCTTCAACATTTATTCCTGGAGTATATGCATTTACAGATGGAGCTAACGCACCATGGTTTGCACCTGCAGGATTAGTTAGAGGAGGATTAGCCGGAGTTATTCAAGCAGAAAGAAGATTATCTCGTACACAGAGAGATACTTTATATGATGGTAAAGTAAACCCAATAGCTTCCTTCCCAGGAACTGGAATAGCAGTATTTGGTCAAAAGACTTTACAAACTAAATCATCTGCTTTAGATAGAGTAAATGTAAGAAGACTATTAATAGACTTAAAAGAGTTTATTGGTAATCAAGCACAAAACTTAGTATTTGAGCAAAACACAGTAAACACGAGAAACAAATTTTTAGCTGGAGTTAATCCTTACTTAGATTCAGTAGTACAGAGACAAGGTCTTTATGCTTACAAAGTAGTAATGGACGACACTAATAATACGTCAGATGTAGTAGATAGAAACCAATTGATTGGTCAGATATTTATACAGCCGGCTAAAACAGCAGAATACATTGTATTAGACTTTACAGTTGAACCTTCTGGGGCAAGCTTTGGAGCATAATATAATTAATAACTATTTATAATAAATTAACAACATAAAATGGCAGTATTAGACCCAAATGAAATAATGTTTAGAGCGTTCGAGCCAAAAGTGCAAAATAGATTTGCTCTTTTCGTAGACGGTATACCATCGTTTATGGTTAAGAATGTAACAGCTCCTAACTTTACAGATAACGTTATTAAACTAGACCATATCAACTCTTACAGAAAAATTCGTGGGAAGAGAGATTGGGCAAATATGGATATGACTTTATACGATCCAATCACACCTTCTGGAGCACAAGCAGTAATGGAATGGGCTAGACTATCGTATGAATCAGTAACAGGAAGAGCTGGTTATTCAGACTTCTATAAAAAAGACTTAACACTTAATATACTAGGTCCTGTTGGAGACATAATAGGTGAATGGGTAATCAAAGGAGCATTTATTGAAACTGCTAACTTTGGTCAATATGACTGGTCTGTAGATGAAGTAGTTGATCTACAAATTTCAATTGCAATGGACTATTGTGTATTGAATTTCTAATACATTACCACATATAAATCTTAAAGCCCGGCATTTAGTCGGGTTTTTTGTTTGTCCCATAAAATAATTTTCGTATATTTATTAAAAGAACCGGTTATAACAATAAAATTTATGGAACCAAAATTTAAAATACCTACAGAAACTGTAGAATTACCATCAAAAGGGTTAGTATACCCAGAAGATTCCCCACTCAGATCAGGTACTATCGAAATGAAGTATATGACTGCTAAAGAAGAAGATATTCTTACTAATCAAAACTTTATAGCTAATGGAACTGTTATAGATAAACTACTAAAAGCTTTAATAGTTACTGAAGGAGTAGATTATAGTAGTTTAATCATAGGAGATAAAAATGCTATTATGGTAGCAGCTAGAATACTCTCTTACGGAAAAGATTATGAATTCGAGATAGGAGGAGAAAAGTTTACAGTTGACTTGTCTAAACTCGATCATAAAGAGACTGATTTAAAATTACTTAAAGAAGCTAATAACAATTTTGAATTTACATTACCAAAGACTGAAAATAGAGTAACTTTTAGATTAATTACTCATAAAATAGAAAGAGATATAGAAAACGAAATAGCTGGGTTAAAAAAACTCAACAAAGATAGTAGCGCAGAAGTAACCACTAGACTTAAGTATGCTATAACTTCAGTAAATGAATTAACAGAAAGTAAAGATATCAGAGAATTTGTTGATAAGTACTTATTAGCGTCAGATGCAAGAGCTTTAAGAAAACATATTTCCAAGGTATCACCGGATATAGACTTAGTGTTTTATGCGGAAGGCGTATCGGGGGGCGTTCCATTGCCAATAGGCGTAGGGTTTTTTTGGCCTGACCTCTAGTCATAGAAGCGGTATATTTACTCAAATACATGAAATAGTATTTCACGGTAATGGAGGGTATACTTGGAGTGACGTATATAATATGCCTATATGGCTTAGAAAATTTACTTTCAACAGTATACAAGAACATTTAGAAAAGGTAGCTGAAATTAATAAACAAAAAGCACCTTCTGCTAAAAAAACATTAGGACCTAACATTAAACCATCCTTTACAGCAAAGGCGTCTAAAAACTAGACGTCTTTCCTATTTATAACATATATACTCTATATGGCAGAAGAATTTAAAGGCTTAACGCAAGAACAATTAGATAAACTTGATCAGTATAAGGTAAGTTCAAGTGAAATTTACGAAAGTTATAAAGCTCTAAATGCTGAATTAAAAAAAGCTGGAGATGAGCAAGATAAACTTACTAAATCTCAGTTCGTAGGTAGGGATATTACAGCTAAAATAGCTCAACTTCAAAAAGAAGCTGTATCTACTACTGATGCTGCTAGAAAACTTGAAGTTGAAAAAACTTCCCAATTAGTAAGAGCAGCTAAATTAGAAGCAAGAAGAACAACTTTACTAGGAAAAGCAGCAGTAGCTTCGGAAGAATTAAGAAAAGTATACTTAAAACAAGCTGAGAACTTAACTAATAGTGCAGACCAAGCAAGAGCTATTGCTGACGCTATTAAGGAAACTCAACAAGACGTTGCTAAGTTAGACCAGTCTAGTAAATTTTTTAGTGGACTATCCTCAATTGTAGGAGATATACCAGGTTTACGGAAACTTTCAGGACCATTTGACGCCGCAGCTAAAGCATCCAAAGAAGCTGTTTTATCTAATGCTAAACTAGCAGCAGCCGGTAAAAAGAAAGGTGTAGTAAATCCAACAGTGGCAGGATTCAAAGGCTTAAAAAATGGTTTAATGTCTTCATTGAAAGGTCTTAAATCTATGACCGGTGTATTTGGAATAATAATAGGGTTATTTAAATTATTAGTAGGATCAGCAAAAAGACATGATGAACTTACGACTAAGACAGCTAAAACTTACGGTGTTACAAAAGATACAGCAGCTGCTATAAATACTAACCTTCAAGCAAGCACAGGATTTCTTACTAAAGCAGTTTATACTTCAGAAGAAATGCTTGAGGCTTATAAACAATTAAATGAGGTAACAGGAGCAGTTAGACTTGGTATAGCAAGACAAGCTATGGATCAAGCTACATTAACCAATAAAATAGGTATGTCTGGAGAAGCTGCTGGGTACCTTAATTTAATGTTAGAGAATCAAGGTTTAAGTGCTAAAGAAGTATTCGATAATGTAAACGATACAGCAAACGCACAAGCTAAACAAAACGGATTTTTAATATCTGCTAAGAAAATATTTAACGATATAGGTCAAGTAAGTGCTAGTATAGCAGCTAATTTTGCTAATAATATTCAAGCACTAGGAGAAGCAGTACTACAAACTAGAAAATTTGGTTTATCATTAGGACAAGCCGCTAGTGTTGCAGATAATTTACTAGATTTTCAAACATCATTAAGTTCTGAATTAAAAGCTGAAATTTTACTCGGTAAACAATTCAATTTCGAAAGAGCTAGAGCATTAGCAATATCAGGAGATATAGCCGGTGCAACAGCAGAGGTAATGAAGCAGATGGAAGGACTAAATGACGAACAGTTAAAAAGTCCTATTATACAAAAAGCTATAGCATCAGCAACTGGTCTATCGGCTGATGAATTTTTAAGAGCTAGAGAAGTTACTAAAGCATTATCTAAAGATCAAAAAAATCTACAAGGTTTATTAGATAGTGCACAAGATGATAAGACTAGAAGAGCTATGGAAGACAAGATTCTTCAAGGAGCTACATTTGATCAATTGAAGGATAATATGACTGCTCAAGCAAAATATAATGTAGCACTTTCTAACGCTAAAGATCAATTTGCCGAACTAGTTGGTTCAGGAGGTTTACAAATGTTTAGTAGTTTATTACCCGGTCTTCTTAAAACTTTAGCCTTTTTTACTGGGCAGGGAGGTAAGCTTAAAAGCCAAGAAAAATTAAGAGATGAAGTAGCTGAACTAGGTAAGCGAAAAAGATTAACAGAAGAAGAGATAGCTGCAGCACAGAAAAAAGCTGCAACATTAAATCAGCAAGGAGGATTTAAAAATAACGCCGGAGCAAGAAGAAAAATTACTAATCAAGTATTTAATGTAGATGATTTTACTTTAAAATCTAATCCAAAAGATACATTAGTAATGGCTGGTGGTACAAAATTTGGTAAAGAAACAAACGATCTACTAAAAAAACTTATAACTACTATTGAAAAAGGATCTATAGTAAACTTAGACGGAAGAAAAGTAGGTAATGCACTTGTAATGTCAAGCTATAAAGCATAACATATGTCAATAATAAAAAATTACGCAGACGGTAAGACGGTACTTAATAAACTTAAGTACGCCGGGTTTAATACCGGTAATGAACCAATAATACAGAAGAAAATACCTACTGCAATAGGAGAAACACCGGATACTACTAACGCTATAACTAAAAGAGCTGATGATTTAGCTAGAATAGCTACTATAATGACTAGGCCTGAAGGATTAAATTATCTTTTTAATGAAAGCGCTCTAAGTAAAGTAGATATAGGTAAAGACAAGTCTAAGGAAGGTATTCTTAAGTCACTTTTAAGCGGAGGAGTTCATGCTGTACGTACTTTAGGGTCTACCTTATTACAGGTACCAGTAAACGGTACTGGAATACATTTTGTAAAAGGATTTGAAGGTAATAAAGGCTATTTAGGAAAACTATATGGAAAGTTAGTAAAAAATGGAAGTAAGTTCGTTAATGATAATGAGTTATCAGGAGATTTTAGCTTTACAGGTACACGACAGGAATTATCTGATACAGCTACAATCTACAAAACTGATAATCAGTCTTTAGTAGATAACGATGAAAATTATAAATCTTTATCTGAATTTGCAATCGAAAATAGAGTTGGTTTAGGTAATTTATCTACAGATACAGATTTAAAAAACAGAAAAAAAGAAGTAAGCGATCGTAATTTTGGTTACGTAAAAGATATAAAATTAGTCGACCCTACAACATTCGATAGAATTAATGCTTTAGAACCATTTACTGATAGTGATAAAAGAGAACAAACAGATTTAGTTAAATTCAGGTTTGAAATTCTTGATGGTAACTTTGATGACAGTAGTACTTTTTTAGTATTTAGAGCTTTATTAGACAGTATAGATGATAGTTACGAAGGTAACTGGAATAGTACCCAATATTTAGGAAGAGCAGAGAGTTTTTATACTTATTCTGGTTTTGATCGCAATATTAATTTTAGTTTTAAAGTAGCAGCAATGTCAAGATACGAATTAGCTCCTATATATAACAAACTTAATTACTTAGCTTCTACTACTGCCCCTACATACAGTAAAGACGGGTATATGAGAGGTACATTACAGAAACTTACTATCGGTAGTTTATTTTATGATTTACCTGGCTTTATTGAAACTTTATCCATATCTTGGAATAATGATTACCCTTGGGAAATAGCGTTAAATCCAAAAGGAAAATCAACATTCGAAGGTGAATCAAACGCTGAAGAACAAGAAGGAAGACTTGCAGATGTACAAGAGTTACCCATGGTACTAGATGTTTCTGTATCGTACAGACCTATACATACATTTAATCCTAAAACAGGAAATAATAAATTTATGACTAATCCTGGACAAGACCCTTTTAAACCATAAAATGAGACGTTATAAAAAAATAGATACATACAGAACGAAAGAAGGAATAAGGTATACCACAAATTCTATATACCCTGATATCCCTGAAACTGAAGACGATATATACATTATAGCATCTTCAGCTGACAGGTATGATAAACTTGCTTTACAGTATTATAATGATTCTTCTTTATGGTGGATTATAGCATCTTCTAATAATCATCAGAGAGCTTCTCTATATCCTACACCAGGAGCACAAATAAGAATACCTGCTTCTAAAGAACAAGCAATTTCCTTATATAATAAAATAAATTCTTCTAGATAATGTCTTTAGGATGGTCAAAAGATTCAGCTACCTTTGGTAATATAGATACAAAAGTTAAAGATCAACTAGAGTATAGGAAGTTTATTTCTAATAAATCAACTAGAAATAATAACGATCTTAATTTTCTTAACGCTAATACCAGTTGGGTAAAATTATCATCTGGAGTAGAATTTAAAGATGAAGAAAATTTCTTAACCTCAGATAAGGCTACTGAAAATATTCTATTCAGTGGAGTTAGTTCTAAAGCTGATGGTATTAAAGGAGGTTTTCAAAAGAACGGAAGCTATAGCTACAGTGAACAATATGGGTTTAAACCTATGGCTGGTATCACTGAAGCAATTATACAGACCCAAGGTAACACGGGAGAGATTAAAACTGCTAAGGTATCTTTTAGAGTTAACAGTTTACAGGATCTTGAAAAATTTGAAAGATTATTTCTTTTACCAGGTTATTCTGTATTATTGGAATGGGGTCATTCAATCATATTAGAAAAAGCAAACACTGATAGCACCGAAATATCCCGAACTATAGAAACATATCCAGATTTTTTTAACCCTCCTAGTTCTCCAGAAATAAAAGACAAAGGTACTGTAGCAGATACTGCCGTACAAGATGCTATAAATCAACATAGATCTAAAACTATTCTAGATTCTATGAGCCAATTAAGAACAGATACAAGTTTTAATTACGATGCTTTATTTGGTAAGGTAAGTAATTTTATATGGAATTTTACTACCGATGGATATTATGAATGTGCTATTGATATAACAGGGTATGGAGAACTAGCAGAATCGATTTCAGCATTATTTAGTCCTAATGATAGTGATGAACCTGAAGCTCTCTTTATTAATCCATTAAAAGGTTATTTCGAAACCATAATTGAAACTGAACCAAAAGTGGATGCATACACATCGATTTTAGGAAGAGCTCAAGACTTTGGTACCATTGAAGAAATAATAGAAAGTAGTAAATCAAAAAGTGCACAGGGTATTAATAAAGCTATAAAAGAAAATTTTAAATTAATTTACTCTGTACAACTTAACAATTCAGATGGAGATCAAATACCTTTTAAGTTTATAACTATTGGTTCGCTTCTTAACTTTATAAACAAATACTTTGTTATAAAAGATGAAGGTAAGTTATTTTTAAAATTTTACTGTGGAGCTTACGATAATACGCTAGAAAATAAAGATGTTACTAACCGTACACCTTTTACTACATTTGATGAGCATATCTCTTATGATTTAAATAAATTTCTTTTACCTAAAAGTATTAATTCAAACGACGCTGAAAAAAGATTAGCTTTAAATATAGCATCTTCAGAAGAAATTAATAAATGCTATGATGGAGAGACCAATGATATACTTAATATATTTGTTAACCTTAATTATGCAAAAGACTTATTTGTAGAATTATTAGAAGAATCTGACGGTACTAGCATAAACATATACTCTTACCTTTCAACTATAATGGAGGATATGGGAAGTTCGTTAGGACTTATAAATAATTTTGGTTTTCACGAAATAGATCAAGTATACTATTTAGTAGATAAAGGAACTGTACCGGGGGACAATGATGTTACTACGGTAATAGATTTATTTGGATTAAATAGTTTCGTTTCTAATATTAACCTGTCGAGTGCTATTACTTCAGACTTAAGTACTATCATTGCTGCTGGTGCTAGTTCTACCAATACAGCATATACGGAAAAAGTTTTTAATTTAGGCACTTACTACGAACAATTCGTAGATAGATGGGTAGTAACCAGATCTCCTTCTATAAACAAAGAAGAAACCCCAGATAATAAAAAAGACAATACTAGTAAACTTCAAAATAATTTTGATTACCTACAAACTTGGGTAAATAATATAAACGGAGAAAAAAGTATACTTGATGACTCATCAATATCTAATTTAAAGCTATCTCATAAAGCTGTAACAGATGTATTTCTCGATAATACTATCCTCAAAAAAGAAACTAACTCAGCAGGAATAATACCTATCACTCTATCTTTTGAAATTCTGGGGATATCAGGTTTTAAAATAACAGATACTTTTAAAATAGCACCTGGTTTACTTCCTTCAAGATTTGATAATTTAGTAGGATTCTATATTGTAGGATTATCTCACACTATTAAAGACAATCAATGGGTTACTAGTATAGAAGGCCAAATGATGTCTTTAGAAAAAGAAACAGAGAAAACAGTAGGAACTATTTCCTTAGAAGAATTAGAAGAAAACTTTACAGAAATAGAAGAACAAATGGCGATAGATTTCTATGATAGAGAAATGTTCCCTTGGGCTAACTTATTAAGAGACTTTTTAAATCAAAGAAAAAAAGGACTAAGACTACAATTGAAAGAAAAAGTAGTTACAAACAGAGGAAGTAACTTTGGACCTCAACTTAATAATAGCGGTAATGATATAACTGAAAACTGTTACTATGGTGCTATAGCAATGATTAGTCTAATAAACAAAGCTATGGGAGGAGTATCAGTTCCAATACATGCTCGAATTACTGCTGGTAATGATAATTTTCATAAGCAAAAAGTATCAGGTTCACCGCATGTCAAAGGATTAGCTTTTGATATTGCCCCAGATTGGGAATATGGAGGAAGAAGATATGATTCAGTAATTTCTATCGACAGATTACGAGATGCAGTTGAATCAGCAGTAAGACAGTACCAGGAATTTGTAGTAAAAGGTCAAACTATTACTAGAAATAAATTTCAATTCGGTAATATCCCGTATTCTAAAGCTGAAAACGGTCATCCAGTAGACGGACACACTCTTCCAGTTTTATTTTATAAAGATGAATCAACACCTGAAAAAGAATCATCAAATTCTACTGGTCCTCATTTTCACTTCGACTTTGGACGCCGTTCATCAGCACCTTTACCGGAACCAAAAGGTTTTTTCGATTATCTTTTTGATTCAGATGTTGAACCTATCGACTCATCAACAAACTTAAGAAAAAGCGGATTATAAATGTACTTACCTAAATCTAAATATACAGTTAAAATTACCAAAGGAGGAGACTTCTATAAAAAGGACGGTTCAACATATCGCGGTAAATATATAGAGACATATAATGGTCAGATATTTACAGGAGGTGAACTTACCCCTGCTTCTGAAAAATTAGAAGATTTTAGATACTCAGCCAGTGTAATTACTAATTTTAGTCAAGTTGCATTTAAGTCTGATATGATTAAACCTACAAAAGAAGACTATAAAGAAGGATTCATAACTAGATACTACGTCCAAGATATTAGAAATAAAGCTATTATAGAAGCGAATAAAGAGAACTATAAAGGATTTTTAACTCTACCTTACTTAAAAACATTAAAATTAAAATGGAACTTAAAAGGTCCAGCAGAAAATGTAAATAAAGGACCTTACATTTATTTTGGAGCTATTTCTAAAAATAAAGAATTAGTATTAGAAGGAGAGAAAACTATAGAAGGTTTGTCTGAATTTATTTTTAACTACGGAGAGTTTGTAGTTTAAAAAATAAATCATATATTACAATAAAGGTTATACGTATGTTTTATATTATTGAGACTGATACTCAATTAGATAGGTTACAAGCACTAGGAAGATTAGGAGGATATGTAGATATAATTCCAACTAACTTTTATTACCATCCAAAACTCACAGATACAGTAGCAGTTTACTTAAGACCTGTAAATTCTAAACATGGCTTTATAATTCCTATAAATCACGATGAAGGACTTAACGTAGATCGGGAACGTGTCTACGAACTTTTAAAAGCTTTCACTACACTTTATACGTTAGATAAAAAACTATTACTATATCACTTTAATCTACAAGGAGCAACAGATTTATCTTTACTTTACTCCATGGTTAATTTTGAAAAGTTAGAGTATTCTAGAGATTTTATGTTTATTAATACTTTTTATAATAAATTTAAAAATAACTCACATACTAATAAGTTAATTCCTATATCTAAATTATATGAAGCAAGTGAAAATATTTACGATAAAATAAAAGACACTATAAAATTATCTATACCTAGCGGTTTCGATTTTTATAATAATACTGCAACTAATGTATTTTTTCTATTAGAACAGTCTGGGTTAGGGATTCATAAGGAAGATTTTATTGAAATGTTTACTCCTAGAGATATTAATCAAAATACAGTCGACGATGTTACCTATACGTACTATAATCTGTATAATATTACATCTAGACCTACAAATGCTTTTAATTCAGTGAATTATGCAGCCATTCCAAAGACAGACAAACATAGAAAGTCTTTCAAACCTCAAAATGATTTTTTTGTAGAGTTTGATTTCGATGGTTACCATGTAAGATTGCTTTGTGAACAGTTAGGTTACGAATTAACAGACGAATCGGCTCATATGCAGCTTGCTAAAAAATATTTTAAGAAAGAAGTAGTTGGTGATGAAGAATATAGTAAAGCAAAGCAAATAAATTTTCATGCTCTTTACGGAAGAATACCAGAAGAGTATAAAGATGTAGATATTTTTGTAGAAATACAAAAGTTTATCAATTCATTATGGATTAAGTATGAAGGACTAGGAGAAGTAAACAATCCAGTGTCTCAGAAACCTTTTACTGAAGCATTAACCGATATGAATCCTCAGAAATTAATGAATTATCTTATGCAATCGTTGGAAACCTCAAGAAATATACTTATCTTAAAAGATGTACTAAGGTATTTACAAAATAAAAAGTCTAAAGTAGTTTTATATACATACGATTCTCTACTTTTTGACTTTAGTAAAGAAGACGGTAAAAGCACATTAAAAGAGCTTCAGACTATTTTGGAATCAGGTAAAAAATACCCGGTTAAATTTAAATACTCTAAAGATTTATGTTTATGAAACACTTTAATATTTATAACAAATGACAATGGTTACAGAAAGTAGGTTCGATTATGATATCGACCCAGTTAACTTAAATGAAGATATGAGTAATAAATTATTCTGTACATTTGCTACAGAAGAAACGCTTGAGCCTGTTTTAGAGAATATCCAAGAGCGCTACAACATCATTTACAATAAAATATTTGTACTGTATTCGAAAAGTTTAAACGAATACATTTGCACTTATAATGTAGATTTTGGAAATGTAGGAACGTTTCTTGAGAACACTATTCTTGTACACAGAAAAAAAGAATCCAACACCTTATACACAATTAATGCTCTTAACACCCTTATTAAAGAGCTAAATGGCGGAGTACTAGATACTTCATACAGAATAAACTGGCCTGACTTTAGGAATTGTGTACTCCTTACCAAAGGACCAGATTTAAAAAGAATTAATACAAAGTTATATAAAATAATCGAGTTATAGTTGCTCGTTAATTTTATTTTTCTTATATTAATATAAAGTTATTAATTAAAAATTAGTTATATGGATTTAAATGCTATTAAGGCTAAGCTAGATGCCTTGAACAACAACGGTCAGCAAAGAGAAAAGACTGACTATTCGACAATTTTTTGGAAACCACAATTAGGAAAACAAACTGTAAGGTTGGTACCTTCTTTTTTTGACCCTACTATGCCTTTTAAAGAGCTAAAGTTTCATTACGGTATTGGTAAGTACCCTATGGTTGCTTTATCTAATTTTGGTAAACAAGACCCTGTAGAAGAGTTTGTAAAAGAACTAAGAAAGACTTCAGACAGAGATAACTGGTCATTGGCCGGTAAAATATCACCTAAAACAAGAATCTTTGCACCAGTAGTGGTAAGAGGAGAAGAAGAAAAAGGTGTTAGATTATGGGGATTCGGGATCACTATATATAAAGCTTTATTAGCTTTAATTGCCGATGAAGATATCGGAGACATCACTGATGTTATTAACGGTTGGGATTTAGTTGTAGAACAACAACAAGGTAATCCTTATCCTGAAACATCGGTAAGAATAAAACCAAAACAAACTGCTTTATCTGATGATAATGATAAAGTAGAAACTTGGTTAAAAACTCAACCTGACCCTTCAGACGTACATACTCAGTACGATTACGATTTCATTAAAAAGCAACTTCAAAATCACCTTAATCCAGGCGCAGCAGAGGATACTCCAGTAAAAACTGAGGCTCCTGTAAAGAAAGACTTTACATTAGAGACTGCATCAGCAGGAAATAAGGATACAGTAAGTAAATTTGACGACCTTTTTAACGAATAAGTATGGCAAAAAAGAAAGAAGTACAGGCAAGAGCGACTGCGAATGTTCGTAAGTCGTTTAATTTAAGTAATTTTAAAAATAAGAAAGGATTTTCTAATGCGTCTGTTAAGTTTAAAGAACAAGGATGGATTCCTTTATCTAAAGCTTTTCAAGACATTACTTCCCTCCCCGGTATTCCCACCGGACACATCACTCTGTTAAGAGGACATAGTGATACGGGCAAAACAACTGCCCTGATAGAAGCTGCGGTGAATGCTCAAAAACTGGGCATTCTCCCGGTCTTTATTGTAACTGAGATGAAATGGTCTTGGGAACATGCCAAAGAAATGGGATTACAATTTGATGAAGTAAAAGATGCTAACGGTAACGTTACAGATTACGAAGGTCATTTCTTATATGCAGACAGAGGATTATTAAATACTATAGAAGATGTAGCTGTTTATATAGCAGATCTTATGGATGAGCAAGCTAAAGGTAATTTACCTTATGATTTATGTTTCTTCTGGGATAGTATAGGTTCAGTACCTTGTGATTTATCAGTACGGTCTAATAAGAATAATAATGAATGGAATGCAGGTGCTATGTCTACGCAATTTGGTAATAACTTAAATCAAAAGATATTATTATCTAGAAAAGAAAATTCTGCTTACACTAATACTTTAGTAGCTATAAATAAAGTATGGACTATGAAACCTGAATCGCCAATGGGTCAACCTAAGCTGCAAAATAAAGGTGGAATGTCTATGTGGTATGATGCTACTTTAGTTGTTACTTTTGGTAATATTACTAACCCAGGTACATCTAAAATTAAAGCTATTAAAAACGGAATGCAAGTAGAATTTGCTAAACGTACTAACGTTCAAGTAGAAAAAAACCATATCGGTGGAGTCCAATCAAGAGGTAGAGTAGTAATGACACCTCATGGATTTATACCCGATGATAAAAGAGCTATCGACAAGTATAAAGATGCACATAAAGAACACTGGTTAAAATTAATCGGATCAGTAAACTTTGATCTTATTGAAGAAGGTGATTTAGAAGAAACTCCAATATCACCTAATTTACTTGACTAGTGAGCTACTCTAAAATACTTAATAACTTAAAGCAGACCCCACCCCCAGAGCTAAATGACCATATACTGGTCATAGATGCTATGAATATGTTAATTCGTAGTTTCTCACTGCTCAAAGCAATGAGTCCAACAGGTCACCATATCGGAGGCCTGGTTGGCTTTTTGCGATCTTTAGGGTATGTTACTAGGATATTTGATCCTACTAGAGTTATAGTGGTATGGGACGGAAAAGGAGGATCAGCTAATCGTAAAAATATTGACCCAAATTACAAAGCTAACAGAGCTACATCAAGAATTACTCATTGGGGGCTATATGACACTAAAGCTGAAGAAACCGAAGCATTAATAGGTCAATTATTCAGAACTAAAGATTACTTAGAGTGTTTACCTTTGCAGCAAATAATGATGGAAAAATTAGAAGCTGATGATATTATTGCATACCTAGCTCAACAAGCAGATAAGAATAATAAAAAAATTACTATAATATCATCCGATAAAGACTTTTTACAGATGGTAAATAAGAATATAGAAGTATATGCACCAGTTAAAAAGAAAACTTTTACAGCTGATAATATAGAAAATGAATTAAAAGTAATCCCAGAAAATTATAATATAGTTAAAGCATTATTAGGAGATAATTCTGATGGCTTAAAAGGAGTTAAAGGTTTAGGTATAAAGACTATTGTATCTCAATTCCCAAAACTTGTTACTGAGCCTGATATGACTCTTGATTATGTATTTCAAGTATGTGAAGATAATTTAGAAGGTAAGAAAATATTTTCTAAAATAGTACACGATTGGGATAAAGTAGAAACTAATTATAAATTAATGAATTTACACGAAAGTGTGTTGGATAATACAGAAAAAAGTACTATATTGAATATAGTAAAAGAAGATATACCCGACTTACAAGCAGGAGCTTTTTTACATTTATTAGATAATGATAAAATAGAAGGAGTTACCAAGAATACTGAAGGTTGGTTAGAAAATTTTAGGGGTTTAACGGTTTTTAAAAAATAGGTTATAAATGACATTAAAAAGTTTACACCAGTTTGGAAAAGGTTTCCAACTAAAGGTACTAGGTTCACTACTGACAGATAAAGGTTTTCTACTTAATGTTAGAGATGTACTTTCAGATACTTACTTTGATGCAGATTCACATAAATGGATAATTAATCAAATATGTGATTATTACGATAAGTATCATACCACAGTTACTATGGATGTACTTAAGATTGAACTTCAGAAACTAGAAAATGAAGTACTTCAAGTAGCACTTAAAGAAGAATTAAGAAACTCCTACCAAGCTTCTCAGGATGATTTAGAGTATGTACAAGAAGAGTTTGCTAAATTCTGTAAGAATCAAGAAATGAAAGCAGCTATATTAGATTCTGCGGATTTACTTAAAGAAGGAGATTTTGATGGTATAAGAAACTTAGTAGAGAAAGCTATTAAAGCTGGAATGGATAAAAATATTGGTCATGAATACAACAAAGACATTGAAACGAGGTATAGGGTTGATTATCGTCCTACTATCCCTAGTCCTTGGCCTATTCTCAACGATGGTATACAGGGCGGATTCGGTCCCGGTGATCTTGGAATTGTGTTTGGGTCTCCTGGCGGCGGTAAATCTTGGACTATGGTTGCAATTGCTGCGCATGCAGTTAAAATGGGGCATAAAGTAAACTTTTATACTTTAGAATTAGGAGAAGACTACGTTGGTAAAAGATTTGACTGTTATTTTACCGGATACAGTATAGATGAAGTTAATAAACATAGAAAAG